TCGACGCTTGGCATGGACGAGATCGGTGGCCGTAGCCAACTGGTTCTCGATGGCATTCCAATTCGCAAGGTTGACGCGCTACTCGAAGACGAGTCCGCGATCTCCAACATCTAATAGGAGGACACACAGATGTTTATTGATTCATCGCTTGAGATGGCAGACAACGTTGCCGTCTTTGATGGCACCTCAGTTGATCAGTTTGGAACTGGCAAGGAAATCCGTGCTGTTATTGGAGACAATGCGACGGTTGACTTGTCCGGTGGCGAGCCGATTTACGTGGTGATTGAAGTTACGGAAGCTCTTGGTGGCGCTACGTCATACGAGATTCAGTTCTTCACCCACACGGCTGCAACCAGCATTGAAAGTGGCGACCTGCTCTTTACCACTGGAGCAGTTGCAGCAGCCGATTTTGTTGTCGGCAAGCGGTTTGTGTTCACGCTACCTGAAGCCGAATACAAGGCGTTTGTGGGCATCGGCGGTAAGCGTGTTGGCAGTGCTGTATCAGCAGGCAAGGTCAACGCTTACATTACGAAGGATGTTCGCAACTGGGATGGCTCTAAGACCCGTGTTCCGGCTACTGACCCCGCTAACTAATGCGAGTTAGAGCTACACAACGCGGCATCTACGGTCCTCGGCGCTGGAAGCCGGGGATGGAGTTTGACCTGGATAGCCCTCGTCAATTCAACGCCTCTTGGATGGAGGTTGTTGAAGAGCCCAAGGCAGAAGAGCCGAAGGCTCCAGTCAAGCGGAAGCCGGGTCGTCCCAAGAAGCAGCCGAAGGAAGACAAGCCTTCGGCGTCGGATCAGGCGGAAGTCTGAGCCACATAGTGCGGGGGTCGCAGCCGCCGCCCCCGCGCTATACCTGACGGCGGCTACCTGAGGTAAGCCCGTGGCCGTCAGAAAGTTTATTGTCGTTGCAGGTCAGAATCAGGCTACAGAAGTAGCCAACGCAACGGAGTGGGAGGACAACCACCTCTACGCTGCCATTCGCAGCCCGCGCAACGCGGACTCGCAAACGCCAGACTACGCATCTGGTCCCTACAACGACATCCTGACGCTGCCCTTTACCTTCAAGGGCGGGCCTCAGTCAGACAACCTTGGGGCTACGACGTTCGGGTCGCACCAGACGGCCAACGTCATGGGGAAGGCAACGCAGGCTATCAAGTACCTGACGTTCTACGACCCGACTGCTAGCTACCAGAATCTAGGGACGCAGACTACGTCGTGCTACCCCGGCACGGGCAAGGTGCTCGCAGGCTCTACGTCTACGAGCTTAGTCACGTCTGTTTTTTGGCAATACAGCCCACAAAACCTAGTCATCACTAGACGGAAAACTGGCACAACCCACACGATCGAAAGCACAAACACTGGCACCACAGTTACCTTGAGTAACGCCAATGCATTCGTGCCACCTCCTGAACCGGGTGAGTTGTTTGACTTTGTTCCTACGGCTGGCGCTGCGGGATCAGAAACCACCGTCAAGTTGCACAACGAGTTTGGTGGAATCGCTGACCCAGGATCTGCTGGTGATCCGACTACCGGGGCTGCTATTGGCGACAATGGTCACCATCTTTGCTTCATCAACAAGATCTTAGACAGCAGTGGAGGCAACGCATCGGCTCGGGTCGTCTGCCGTAGCCGACCTGTTTATGTGGGTCAGCCCATTAAGTTTGCCGCTGGTCAATCAGTCAGTATTCCAACCGGATTTGACAACACCACAACTTACTACGTCACGCGCAAGGCAGGTCTGCTAGAGACGGTTACGTCATCTGGCTACCTCAACAGCAGTAACCACATTAACTTTACTGGCGCTCACGGCTTAGGCGCAGATGAGATTGTTAAGTTAAAGGCAGTGACAGGGTCACTACCAAGCAATCTAAACAACACAGACAAATACTTTGTCCAAGTCGTAGATGAAAACACTATTCAGTTGGCTGAAGGCGTTGGCGGTAGTGCAATTAACCTGACCGGAACGGAAAGTGACACGGTTCAGATTATTCGTCAGGACAGTTATGCCGCCTTTTTTATCTCAGACGCTCCAGGGGGAGATGAAAAGGTTGCTTCCGCTGACAGTGGACAGAACGCGACTGCAACAGCAAATCTTCTAATCTCGTTTGAGTCATCATTCCGAGGCAGCCTGACTGGTCTTCAACTGCGCTGCTTGACTGGTCACGCTGAAAACGTCGGACAATCACGCGCAATCCATGACGTAAAGTCTGAGAGCAACATCAATGTCCTGACTACAGAGGCATTTCCGCAGGCAACGGCAGAAGATGACACGTTCGCCATTGAGGTTCCGCCTCTTAACAACCAGTCAATCCCATTCGAGAAATGGGCCATGTGGTTGCCATGGTCGCCCTTTGAAGGCAGCGCACCGTTTGATGGGCCAGCAACTGTAGCCATCACCTCTACAGCCACTGCATTGACGGTGACTGTGCAGGACTCACCGACGCTTGTAGGAGGCATTCCATCCGTTGGAAGTGCCGTCAAGTTCTTTACCAATGGCGCTCTGACATCGCCTTTGGTTCCAGGCAAGATGTATATCGTGTCGTCAGTAGACGGCTCGACACTAACGCTACAAGACCTAGATGCCGCAGACGTGTCTAAGATGGTCGGTGTAGATGGCGGCACGGCTACTGGCGAGAGCTTTGACAAAGGCAAGACATCAGAATCAGGTGCAAACTCACGCCATGTGATGTTTGTCTTTGATCAAGACAACAAGAGCAACCCGTATCCTCCAGGGTTCAACTACCCCAACCACCACGCTACGCCTCGCGCCTATCAACCTTTTGATGGTCCAGGCCAGATCTCGATTGACCCTAGCATCAGCTTTCACCCCAGCCTTGCACTCAAGATGCATGAGCACACAGGCGAAACGATGCACGTTTTGGTCTGTGCCATGCGAGACACAAGCATTGGTCACAAGGAGGTAGCTGCGTCTACAGACGCAATCACTCCCCACGGATGGCTAGATCAAGCACAGCAAAAGTCTTGGTCTCCTGGCGAGCCCAACAACTGCTTTGCTCGGCTCGAAGACATGCTTGACGCCGCCAAGCTAGCGTTTGAGGCAGACGGTGACACGGGTGATTGCGTAGGCATCTTCTGGGCGCAGGGCGAGGAGGATGCTCGACACCAGCCGCTAGCAGACAACTACAAGAACAGCGCCAGCAAGATCCGCTCGTCGATTCGCAAGGCCATCAAGGATCGTTCGCTGACCTCTCTCGAAGAGGACAAGATCCCGTTTATTCATCCTAAGATTACTACGTCTACGATCTGGACGTATGCCTCTACGGTCAACGCAGCCATCCAAGATCTAGCGGACGAAGATCACTTCACGCGCACGTTCGATGTCAGCACGTTTGAGTTGACTGCGGACAAGAACCCTTCGTCGATCAACGGGTCTGTCAAGATCCACTACAGCGGAGTGGGCATGACCAGCTTGGCGGAGTCTGCCTACAGTGCATGGAAAGACACACAGCAGATGACCTCTCAGGAGATCGACATCTGCAACTTGGCGTTGGCTCACATCGGAGACAAGGCCACGGTCACCAGTCTCAATCCTTCAGATGGAAGCCACCAAGCCGATCTATGTGCTCGTTACTACCCCGTGGCTAGAGACCTCTGCTTGGAGCGACATCGCTACGACTTCACTATCAAGCAGTCTGCTTTGGTTGCTCTCACAACTAGCGGAAGAACAGACTTTGAGTATGCCTACCGGCTGCCGTCTGACTTCGCGGGAGCGATTTCCGTCATCGCGAAGGACTCGCTGGACGACCAAGTCAGTGCGGGCATCAAGATTCCGCAACCGTTTGTCATCGAGCTAAACGATGACTACGACCGGATCATCTACTGCAACTTGCAAGATGCAGTGATTCGATACCAAGCCAAAGTCACCGACTCGTCTCAGTTTTCTAGGATGTTTGTCTACGCAGTCTCTTGGCAACTAGCCAGCATGCTTGCCGGTGCGTTGATCAAAGGCGACGAAGGCATGGGGGCGGTTAGGAATGCTGGTCAAATGGCTGAGTTCTACATGCAAAAAGCCGCAGCCTTCGACAGTCGGACTACTCGCGAAAAGCCTGTCGTAGACGCCAACACTAACCCCTGGGATCGCTAGTCATGCCGAAGACCCGCAAACTTCAATTGTCGTTCGCTAGCGGCGAAATCGACACTCAGATGTATGGGCGTATTGACGCGCAGCAATATCAGTCTGGCCTTGCGACCTGCAAGAACTGGTTGATAAATCCGCGAGGTGGCCTGCATCGTCGTCCAGGGTTTCAACGGGTATCCAGCAGCTTAGACAGCGTCAAAAAGTCTCGCCTAATCCCATTTACTTTTTCGGTGGATCAGCAGTTGGCTATTGAGTTAACCGATCAAAAGATCCGGTTCCACGTAGATGGCGAAACGATTGTCTGGGCTAACTTTAAGCAGTTTCGATTTCAGGTCTCTGACAACACGATTACTTTCAATGAACCTCACGGGTTCACTCAAGGTGAGCGAATTGTTTTTTACGCAGAAGACGATGACGACCCAAGCACATTAGCAGATGCGTTTGGATCTCTACCGACGCCGTTTAACCTCTACCCCGGATCTTTTGGATCAACAGAACACTACGTAGACATCGTAGATACAAAGCGCATCAAGGTTTTAGATGCTCCTACTGGCAGCGTTCGAACGCTAGGCAACGGATCCGCTGGATTTAACCTTTACGCTTTCAAACACGGTGGAGTCGCAGGCAAGTTTGGTCCCGCTCAAGAATATCGCCGATTTGTTCATGACGTATCTCTGCCCACAACTCTTTGGCAGCCTAAAGACGTATCGAGCTTTTGCTTGTCATTTGGGACTCACGCTGCAACGAGTCAACATAACGATTGGCAGCAAGGCGAACGTGTAGAGCTTGTCTATCAAATTACCAACCCACCTCAAGGTCAAAGCTCATTCGTGCGCCTACCCGGTATCCCTCAACCTCTTTACGTTGACTACACGGCAGGAGGGACGGCTAATTGCCCAGGTTTAGAGTTTGGCCTGCGAACAGCCAAAGAGTTTGTTGGCACGGCTAAAGGCGATAATCCTGACACATGGGTAGACGACCTTCAAATAGATGCTGCTAGATCTTCTGCTCCAAACGCTAATAACAATGGTAATGGTCGGATGGTTTGGATTCGCCAGTTCCATGAGGCAGGCGATTACATCTACCTTGACTACCCTCGCACTGGCACTGCTACATGGCTAAATATCGAATATGCCTCTAGAGTGTTGCGGGTTACATCCGACTTTGGAAGCACGCCCGGATATGGGGTTACTCCGGTTGGGGTGTTTAATGAGATTTTTGCGAACCACCTAGAGTTTGCTGACGATCAAGGAGCGTTAGTGCTCGCCTCTCCGTTCGTAGAGGATGAACTGTTCGACATAGAATACGATCAGTCTGGCGACGTGGTGACTTTTACTCACCCGAATCATCCTCCTCAAGATCTCAAAAGGTTTGGTGTAGTGAATTGGACTTTAGGTCCAATAACTTTTGGGACAGATATTAGTCCTCCTAGCAACATCAACGGCTCGGCTAGTCGAGGCCAAGCCTACTCATGCGTTATTGGAAGGTCGGGAACAGCGGATGACGATTACACGCGCATAGGCACAGCCGACGCAGATCTACTGAGTGTTCCTTTTGCAATTGGCGATCAGATCTACATTGAGAATGTAGATTACACGGCATCAGACTTAGCTACATTTGGAATCACTGACACGTCTTACTACACAATTGCTGCTGTAGCTGTTGTTGGCCCTGGATCAGGGTCTGGATTTAGCCAACAACAAGTCAATCAATTTAGGATTCTCAACTTAGATGGCACGGCGGTCGAGCACACTGACGGTACCTCCGGGGGCGCAAAGCACAATGCTGGAAACCCAGACACTAAACGACTTAACGTCTACTACTCAGTAGCTAGCGCCGACCGACAGAACAAGTATCGAGTCACAGCAGTTGATGCGCGAGGCCAAGAAAGCTTGTCTTCAGACGAAATAACTCTCGACAACATCCTGACAGTAGCAGGCGCGAAGAACACTATTACGTTTGATGCATCCTTCAACGCTCGTTCCTATAACGTCTATAAAGAAATCAACGGAACGTTTGGCTTCATTGGTCAAGTAGATCACCAGTCAGGGGTTACTTCCTATTCTTTTGAAGACGACAACATCGGGCCGGATGTGTCGCAAACCTTGTTGATCCCTGACGCGGATGTGCAAGCGTCGTTCCAGCCCCGAGCGGCTGCTAGGTTTGAGCAACGCCGATGCTTTGGGGGATCTGACGCGCTGCCTCGCACGCTGTTTATGAGTCGGTCGGGAACGGAGTCATCTTTCTCGTATCGCTTTCCAGTTCAGTCTGACGATCGCATTTCGGTAGACCTTGCCTCACGCGAGGCGCACGTCATCCGACACATTGTTCCTGTGCAAGACTTGTTGCTCATGACGCAACAAGGCGAGTTCCGCGTTACGGCCATCAACAGCGATGCGATTACACCCAGCACCATTGCTATCCGGCAACAGTCCTACGTAGGCAGCAACACTGTCCACCCGCAGGTCGTCAACAACTCGGTAGTGTTTTGTGCGGCGCGAGGAGGCCACGCTCGGCAGGTATCGTTTAGCGCAGAGATGCAGGGCTACCTAACAGGTGACTTGTCGCTTCGGGCATCTCACTTGTTTGATGGTTTTACTCTCGACGATCTAGCTTACTCCAAGGCACCTGTGCCCGTCCTGTGGTTTGTGTCTAGCACCGGCAAGTTATTGTGCTTGACCTACATTCCAGAAGAGCGAGTGCTGGCTTGGCACCAGCATGAGACCGAAGGAACCATTGAAAGCGTTTGCTCATTGTCTGAAGGTAGCTACGACAACATTTACGTTGTGGTGCTACGTGGTAGCAATCGTTCTATTGAACGCCTTGTCCAGGTTCGTGAAGAAGAACTGAAAGACGCTGTTTATCTTGATGCCAGCGTCATCAAAGATGGCACCTACAGCGGAACTGCGAAGGTTGCGGTCCAGTCCTCTGGGCTTTTTCAAGAAGGCGACACTGTCACCATTAAGTCATACGACTCTACCGGAGATACGGTTACCCCTGGCCTGTTTAGCAGCGAAGACGCCGGGTCAGCCATTGAGTTCACGTCGGGCACTGCGAAGTATCGTGTAACGTTAGACACTTACGTTTCTGCCACCGAGTTTACGGGCAAGCTACTTTCAGATTTCCCGAGCGACCTAACGAACACGCCGACCTCTACGTGGGCGTTTGCTCGCAAGACGTTTTCTGGCTTCTTGCATCTTGCAAGTCAAACCATCTCGGTGCTGATAGACGGTGCCAAGACGGAGTCTGTGACGGTATCTGCTGCTGGCGAGGTAGTCTTGAGTGACTACGCTGTCAAGATCTGCGGCGGTTTGTCTTACACCTCGCAGGCCAAGACCTTGCCCATGAGCCTAGAGATAGAGGCTGGCGCTCAGGGCCGCACCAAGAACGTCAACCAACTTTCCGTCAGGGTCGAAGACTGTGGCGCTCTAAAGGTTGGCATGGATGAGGCAGATATCAAGTCTGTCGAAGAACTCAAAGACACAGAACTCAAGACGGGCGAGTTTAGGACGCATGTCCCGTCAACCTGGGACGAGGACACGCAGGTTGTCATTGAGGCATCAGGCGCAGCGCCTGCATCTGTGCTCAACATCACAACCCAGATTTCGATCGGAGACTAACATGGGCGATACACAAAGTTCCTACGCTGCTGCTATTGAGTCATCGCTTGGCGAAGGTCAGTATGGGCCGATTACATCAGATCAATTAAGCACTGCTGTTACTCAACAAAAACTAGATCGAGCCCAAAGATTTCAAGTAGCTGGTGGTATAGCTCAGATTGGATCGCTTATCGCAGGTGAGATTAATCGCTACTACCAAGCCAAGCAGGCTCAGTACGAAGCTAAGTCTAAGGCGTCGTCCATGCGGTTTCAGGCTGACATGGCGAACATCAACGCCAGCATGGCAGAGGAAGATGCTGTCAGCATCCTAGAAGCAGGTCAACAGCAGAAGTTCCAACTCACCATGCGTGCAGGCATGGAGATGGCGAAGCAACTGACCCGACAGGGCGCACGCGGAATCAGGATTGGCGCAGGATCGGCAGCCGAAACACAGGCTAGCCTTGATCTGGTCAAAGAAATTGACGCCTACAACATCGACACAAACGCCATGAGGCAGGCTCAGGCCCGCCGCATGCAGGCTGTAAACCTCAGGAACCAAGGTTTGCTAGGCCGAGTGTCGGCAAGCAACATCGAAAGCATGGCACCTCGCAGTGGCAGTTTGCTTGGATCCGCTGGTCGCGTTGGCAGTGAGTTCTTCCGATACATGGGCCAACAATACAGTAATCAGAACTAATCATGGTCAGAGTTCCTAGCGTTGGGCTGTCGCCTATCTCGCGCCCACAGTTCCAAGCTCCCGGCGTTGTTGCCTTCCAAGGCACTGGCGAATCTCAGCAAGCAGCGCGAGACGCGCAGCGACTAGGTCAGGTAGGCAACTTCTTGTCTGCTGTAGGCCGTGAAGCAGAGGACAAGGTCAACAACGCTAGAGCCCGCGAGTTCGCCAACACTTTTGAGAATGGCGTCAACAAGGCTCTCTTTACCTACGAGCAGACCAAGGGCAAAGATGGCGTCACGGGTCTAGAAGCCTTCAACAAGGAGATCGAGGAGATCTACCAGGGCGCTAGCGGCATGTTGATGAACGACACGCAACGCCAAGCCGCTGCTCCGATCGTCGATAAGATCCGCAATCGAGCCAGCCTGCGTTCACAGGCACACTACGCGAAGACTGCTGCTGAAGACGAGCAGGCACAAAACTTGGCTGGGCAAGCACTGTTGCGTGATCAGATGATTGCTGCTCCTGACGATCCAGAGTCGCTGCAATACTTTGCTAGGTTCAACAACCTTGTCAGTCAAGAAGCCGACGCACTGGGCCTAGAAGGCGACGCCCGCACGGTGTTTGAACTAAGCAAGCGCGACAATCTTTTTCAGGACGTAGTCACGCAAGGACTAGACAGCCAAGACCCCCAAAAGATCGCAGCCATCAAGAACTTGATGGAGAACGTGCCAGATGGGGTCATGAGTCAATCTAAGAAACTTGCACTCTTAAACAAGGTTCTAGATAAAAGCGACGAGGACATCGAACAACAAGACATCGTCATGTCCTATGAATCAGGATTTACGCTCCAAGAAGTTTATGGCCAAGCAGACGCTTTGTTGCGTGCTGGCGTTTACACCAGCGCACAATGGAAAAAATATAGAAGCCAAGCAGCGTCATATTATCGACAACAGCGTGAAGCCCAGGGGATGGCTGAAGAAGATCTTCTTGACGAAGTTCAATCTCTTAAGGATCAAGGCCAACCAATACCGTCACAACTAGAAGCCTTAGCTTCACAACTCGGCATTAAATCAAACTTCGATAAGATAATCGCAGGATCAGATGATTGGTCATCAGATGGGCGAGCCTTGTGGGCCGACTATCAACTGAATCCTGCAAAGGCGTTGGCAGATTATCAATCTGACCCAAAAGATTTTATTGAACGACTTAATACAGTGATGCCTTGGACATCTGTTCAGCAGATCTTGCGAGACATTAGGGCGTTAGATTCTAGTCAATCTACAGGTAGAGGCAGTCGATCGGGTAGGAGCGCCAGTAGTAATGCAAACCTTATGACCGAGCGAGAGTTAGCCAACGGTCTGTTGCAAGAATACGCATACGGCCATGGTCAAAAACACGGTTTAAGTGTCTACAAAGACAACAAAAACCTGTCTGACTATCAAAAGGCCAACATTGAATTGCGATGGCGTGAAGCGTTGCTGCCTTTAGTCGAAATCGAAATAGCTAAAGGCTCTTCGCCGGAAGAGGCTGTGCGGAAAGTAGCTCCCAAACTGTGGGCCAGTGGTCAATACATTAGCCCGCAAGACAACAAGCCACGCAACAGGTGGAGTGAGGCGGCGTATCACATATCTGGATATGCAGCCAATTTAGAAAACGAGATAGATAACGATGGTCGCTATGGCGACAAGGGCAGGCCTCTTGTCGATATTGCCCGAGAAAGATTGCAGCAACAACGTGTCGATGAAGCATTGCAGCGACGAATGATGCGCGATCGACAACGATTCGTCCCCCCTACTTCAGCTTTGTTGGGTATGCCGGAATCGCAAGCCATGCGATCTGACGAAGAGATTCGCCAGCAAGTCATGGGCGAAATGGCGGCAAACCAAGAAATGTTTGGTGTAGCCCTGCCCTTTGACGACACTCCCCTTTATGTGTCTCAACAGGACATCTACGACGAAGTCGAAAAGATGATTCAGGAGGGCAAGGACAAAGCAGCCGCAGCAACTGAAGAAGGCCGCAACAATAGAGAGCTTCTAGCAATTAGTCGGCTCGATCGCATTATGAGTCAACCTCAATACGCTGAAGCCATGAAACGTATTGGTGATCGAGGTGACGTAGGTGGATTGGAAGCGATTGGCAATCATGTCGTCAACTTCTTCAATTGGACATTTAGCAGTGATGAAGATCCGTACGTGCCACTTCCTGGCATGACTCCGGACAATTTTGGTCGCGCTTTAGAGATCTCTAAAACAATCACAGTTTTGGAGAATGGATCGCCTGTTAATGCTTACGACAATTTTATCCAAAACGGCGGGACCAACGAAGAGTGGGAAGAGATCGTAGGACATCACTCCATCAGTGATCGTGCTTTAGAGCCTAAGCCTAAAGACATGAGTGGTGATCCTGCTGGCATTCAAAGATTTCAAGGGCGTGCTAATTCAGGTGGACGTGGAGGCACTACTTTCGAAGAGCGACAGAATGCCTACAACCAGTTGCGATCTCCTGACAAGACGAGTTTGATGCGAAACACTGGATACATCGACCCACAAGACGAACTTCGGGGGCGCATCAACTCTTTAAATTATCAGGTCAAGAAACTGTCGAGCATAGAAACTCGCATCAGCAACTCGATTCAAAGATATCAAAACCAGAGAGGATACGAAGAGTACGTCAACGCTCAGAAGAAGCAGCGTGAATCAATCATGAACAAGATTGCTGAACGTCTTGCTAGCAAACAGTCAATTCAGGCTGATCTTGAAGCCATGGAAGGATTGGACAGCTTGGATGCTCAGGAAAAACTTTGGTATAGCAAATACGGAAAAGCTGAAAATGTAGGAGGGAAATAGTCGTGGGTGACTTTGTCGGGGTTCCTCCTTTGTTGCCGCAGGGGCCAGATCCTTTAGAGATGTGGCGCAATGCATATTCTCAGCCTTCGGCTAGCATCAATGATGGCAAGGTTCAGAGTCTGGCTCAAACTTATCAGGCTGACCCTGAATATGTTCGTGACAACCTAATCGACTTTCAATCAAGGTTTGCAGCGCAGCAGTTATATAGCGACACTTTTAAGAATAAGTATCCGACTCTGTCGCGCAATTTAGTTACGTCTCAGTTCGTGTCTCGCGTGCGCGATGACATGGGTAACTTGATTGAAACCGAGGGCTGGTGGAATGAGATCGCCAATGGTTATCAGATTGCGCGTGACACTGTAGAGGTTGGCAACTTCAGCACTCGCGCCATGCTGGAGGGTCGAGACCTCTACCCATACGAGCGTCGCAAGATTGAGCAGCGCAGTCGATTGCAACGCGCTCACATGCAGAGCGAGCCAGGGTTTTTGGCTTCTGCCGCTGAACTGGCGGGCACGATGCAGGAGACGCTGGCCTATTCGCTAGGTGCAGGCTACGTCGCAGGTGCGGTTTCTGGACCTGCCGCACCCGTAGTAGCGCCTTTGGCCGCAGGCATCACGGCGTTTGCCACCAGCTTCAACCTAGAGGCAGGCAACCTATACGCCGACCTTGTCACGGAAGGTTACACGCCTGCTCAGGCTCGCGACATTGCGATGTCATATGGCGCAGTGATCTCTGGCTTTGAAGCCGTAGGCCTCAAGCTGGCTGGTCAACCGATCAAGCAACTGGGTCGAGAACTCATCAAGAAGCGTGGTCGCGACCTTCTGCGCCGTGAGACGGCTGGTCGAGTCACGGGCAAGATCTTCCAGGACTACGCAGTTTCGGTCCTTGGTGAAGCAACCACCGAAGGCGTGCAAGAAGTCATCGGTGAGTTTGGTAAGGCCAGGGCTTCTCAGATCTACCGACCTCAGAATCTATACGAGCCTGAGTATCTTGAGACGTTTGGGCAAGCATTTGTGCATACGCTTAAAGGGATGGTGGTGTTGGGCGGTGTGCCTTCAGCCATCCGTCTTGCCAACGACAACGTCAAAGTAGCCACCGCAAACTACGACTACGAGAAAGCCAAAGAGGCTGCTGAGATTCGCGGTAGGAGCAATGCGCGGGATGCTCAACGTCAAGTAGACGCAGAGTCTGGTGAGACGACTACGCTCAACAGTAGTTACTACATCAGAGCGCAGGACTTCAAGAGTGCGTTGTCTGAAGCTGTAGAGAAGGGCGCAGTCACTGAGCAGCAAGTTCGTGACACAATCGAAGCCAATCGCCCTGGATTGATGGCTCGGATTGATGAGGCTGCGGAACGCGATGGCGATGTTGAGCTTTCTAAGACTGAGTGGGAAGACGCTTTTGACAACACCAAGTTCCGTGACACGGCACTACGGCACGTTGCCTACGAAGAGAACGGCCTGACCAACTTCGAGGTTAAGGAGTCGGAGGCTATCCGCGACAGGATCATTCAAGAGCGCGGTGACAAGGCAGAGCAAGAACTCCAAGACATGGAGGAGTTTGAGCGTCAACTGCGGGATGTGCGTCAGGACGTAACCAAGCAGTTGCGCGAAGAGATGAAGAGCATGGATGCTGCTCAGACTCTGACAGCATCAGCCTACTCGTCGATGATCATCGGCTTCATCCGCCGCGCTGCTCTCCAGCAAAACATCACGCCGCAGGAGTTTTACCAGAAGCACTTCCCCAGGATCGTGCAGCAGCGCCTGGAGGGTCGGCAGGTAAAGCCTGACACCTACGCATCGTTTGACCAGCCTTCGGACTACACGTTCACAGAGTCGGACTACACGCCTGAGAACGTAGCCTGGGCCAAGGAGAAGTTCGGGGACCGCGTCGCCCCCAACGGCAAGCCTGTCTACCAAAACTTCGTGCGGTGGTTCGGGGACAGCAAGGTAGTCACTATCAAGGAGTTTGATAGTGAATACAAACTCGTCATAGACCCTAAGGGCGTCCCAATTCCTGTTTACCACGGAACACCCAACCCTGGGTTTGATACGTTTGACCCCGCCAAAATGGGGACTGGTCCACATGCCGGATATGACACCGGACCCGGCAGAGGCTTTTTCTTTTCTAGCGACCCAGAGATAGTGTCCCGCTACACGTCAGACTATGACGACCGCGGCTTTAGACAGGGCGGCACGTATCCGGTTTATCTGTCTATGCAAAACCCTCTGGTCGTTACAAGTGGGGTTGTATCAGCGGATGCAGGCGACCAAGACATTCTTCGCGAGTTCATAGACGAGGCCAGGAGCAAGGGGCACGACGGGGTTATTTATAAGATTGAGGAAGAGGCAATCACCAACCCTGCGGATCTTTCGGCGGAAGAACTGGAATCTCTATCTAAGCAAATTGGTGTAGCCGACCCTTTAAAGGCACAATCGACCCGCCCGCTCTACATCGTCTTTAACTCCAACCAGATCAAGTCCACCCAGAACGAGGGCGACTTCAGCGCCGACCCTGGCATCCTCTACAGCAAGGAGGGCGATCAGAAGCGCGTGCTCGGTCAAGCCGAGGTCGAAGGCGGAAACGCCATCAAGAAGATCCTGCTAGACCCCAACGCCAAGCCAACAACTCTGATGCATGAGTTGATGCACTGGAACATGGAGATCATGGCAACGGTCGGTCTCGACATTGAGTCCAAACTGGCGCAGGAAGGCTACGAGGCAACGGCGCTGGAGGCCCAAATGCTTGACGATGTCAAGCGTCTGCTGAAGTGGTCAGGCTTTAAGGGCACGCTGGCTGAGTGGCGTGCGATGACAATCGACCAGCGTCGCGAGTTCCATGAGGCTATCGCTGTATCCTTCGAGCGTTACCTCTACGAAGGCGTAGCTCCTAGCCGTGAGCTTCGTGGCGCGTTCCGCCGCCTCCTAGACTACATGCGAGGCAAGTTCGAGGACTTGGTCTTAGGCTACCAGCGTGATTATGAGCGTGAGTTTGGCCGTGAACTGCCGGGGATGAACAACGAGGTTCGTGCCATCTTCGGTCGCATGATGTCTGCTGAACGAGACGTGCAGGCGTTCTTTGACGAGAGTGAACTCGACGCCATGCTGATGACCCGTGAAGAATGGGTCAACTCAGGCAGAAGCGCGGAGGAATACGACGAATACGAGCAGGAGTTCAAGGACTCAATGTATGAGTCCAAGGCTGAACTCACGCAGCGTCGCATGAAAGAGGTCGGCACCTTTACCAACGCGATCAACCTTGTTGCTCAAAAGCAAAGAGGAGAACTCAAGCGCATCCGAGCACAGATACGTCAAGAGGAAGAAGCCGCGATCCGCTTGCAGCCTGTCTACCAACTGCGGTCTTGGATGCGTAATCAGACCTATCAAACGTCTTCGGGCCTGTTTGAGGACAGCCAAGAATACACGTCACGAAAGCTGAACACGGCGATGGTAGAAGCCGTGAGCCCCGACTTGGCGAAGCGCCTTAAGGCTCGCAAGATGGTCAACAAGGACGGCATGTCTTTGGATAGTCTGCGAACCATGTTCGGCTTTGAGAGCAACGAGGCCATGCTCCAAGCCTTAGCGGACTCGCGGAACCTTGCGGACGAGATCACGCACCGCACCGACCAGCGTTTGCTGAATGAGCACACGGATCTGATGGACCCAGTGGTGCAGCAAGAGAACATTCACGCTGCGGTCCACAACAAGATCCGTGAGAAGGTCATGCAGCGCGAACTCAAGTATTTGCTGAACAATGGCAGGAGCAACAGGGCTGAGATGCAGGCCATGGCTGATGCCGCTACGCAGATCATTGAGAGCACACCTACGGGAGATGTAGACATTGCTGCCTACAGCCGTGCTGCTGCCCGTGCTCGGAAGAAGATGCTGAAGGCGCTCAAGGATGGCGACATGGAAGCCGCCAAGTTTGCCAAGCGTCAGGAGATGCTGAACGAAGCCTTGGTGCGCGAAGGCATGAAGGCTCGAACCGAAGTTCGATCTCTTGTGAAGATGAACAAGAGAGTCTTCAACAAGCGATCAGACAAAGCTCTGGCTGAGGCGGGCTACGACGTGACGGTAGTCAAAGCGATCCGCGCATTGCTGACTCGGTTGGGCATCGGTAACGTAGACTTCGATCCAGCCCAGGCGCTGAATGCATTCCGAAACGAAGACCCTGAGTTCTTCGACGAAGTGTCAGGCGACATCGACTACTTCTTAAGAATGGACATCGCGCAGCCTCGCGTGGGTGATCGCAGGAGGCCGATGGAGCACCTGCTGGTTGGAGATGTTCGCAAACTGCGCAGCTTGTCGCGTCGCATGATGAAGCGTGCCAAGGACAAGATGTCGGCCAAGATCGGTGAGCGCAAAGAGAACATCGAGACGCTGCGTCAAGAGGCTCAGGCCACCATGGAGTCGAACGTCGAGGTCAAGCGAGACGCAGACGACAAAAGCATCTTTGGCAGGATTCGAGACTACTTCTCGGATGTCATTCGTTTTGAACACCTGTTCCGACGTATTGATGGCGGCAAGGCAGGCATCTGGACGCAGATGTTTAGACAGGTCAAGGATGCCGCTAATAAGTATCGTCAGGAACTGAGCCAGTTCTTGGCGAAGGACAAGAAGACTGGGAAAGGCTTCGACTTTGAAGGCAAGATACGTGCTCTAGATCTCAAGATCCCCGGAGGAGCGCGTTCGCTCACAATGAACCTGCCATCCGCAGGCACAAGTGGTAGGGCAATCACGATTGGTCGCAACGGCAAGCACGTCAAGACTGAGTTGATCCACTTGGCGATGCACTACTACGGCAACTCCAGCAACCGTCGCCGTCTGGCTGGTGGCTATGCAGGCTTGGACGCCACGCCTGATCAGATCACGCAGGTAGAGATCGAGATCAAGAGGTTCTTGGACGAGCAGGTCAGTCAAGGCGTTCTGACGCGCAAAGACTTCGCGTTCATGCAGTCGATCTTCGATCACTTCAGCGGACAAGACATGCTTGGTCGTGCTCAAAAGGTCATGAAAGACCTGCGCGGCTACGAGATGACGGAGGTCAAGGGCGAAGAGTTTGATATTCAGTTCCCTGGTCAATCAGGACCAACGACCTTTGCAGGTGGTTACATTCCTATCCGATTTAGAGAGGCGGTTAGTCAAGAAGACAAAGGTCAAGGCGTCACCGAAGAGGACGCCAGCCTTGAGCAGCAGGCAAGGCGGATGCTGGGATTCCTACCCAGCTTTACAAAGGAGCGAGTCACAGGTGATGTAGACAGGGAGCTTTACCTTGGCCTGCATCAACTGGCTAGCCACGCCGCTGAGGTTTACCGCTTCATCAACATGGCCCAGCCGATTGATAGCGTTAGCCGTGTCTTGAGCGGTCGATCATTGGAACAGTCTTTCAAGGCGCGATTTGGGGACAATGCTTACAATAACTTGCAGGGGTGGCTCAAGAGATCTGCGTTCCAGCGTTTTGAGCGTGGTCAAGATTCAGGAGCAGGCAGTCTGCTGTTGCGTCTTTCGCGTAACGCAAACATGTCGATCATGTTCTTGAACATCGGCAACACGTTGCAGAACTACGCAGGTCTGTTGATCCCCATGCGTCGCGTCGGCAAGAGACGGCTGATCTCGTCTCTGATCCACAGCACTTTCAACAGGAAGTTGTCGGACGAGGTAGCAGCCAAATCGCCTGAGATGAAGGCGAGATTGAAGCGCCAGATCTTTGACATCTACAACACTCAAAACCAGATCTTGACCAGCGAGGACAGTGCATGGAGACGCCTCCAGTCATGGTCTGACAAGTATGCGTATGTCTTGCAACAGATCACGCAGAACCACGTAGACGTGGCGGTGTGGCAGGCAGCCTACAACCAGGAGACAGAAGCAGCCTTGAAAGAAAACGTGTCTGCTGAAGCAGCCGAGGCTCGGGCGATCGCACACGCGGACAGTGTCGTGCGTCAGTCGCAGATGGCTGGTGAGAAGGAAGACCTCAGTGCTTTTGAGTCTGGTGGGTCGTTGGCTAGAGCACTCTTCCCCTTCAAGTCTTGGTTTATCAACTGGCTCAACAACGCGGCAACGCAAAATCGCTTGGACATGAAGCAGGAGGATCGCAGTCGCGCTGCTGCCGTGGCCTCTACTTACATCTACATGCTGATGCTGCCAGCGATGATGGCACAGGCTGCCACCGAGCTTGCGAGAGGCGATGACTTCGACGACGAAGATGACGGCTTTGGTGATGACCTGATCGAACTGTTCTTCCGCAGTCAGGTTGATCAGGTGACAGGTGGCATGCCGGTTGTGGGAGATTTCACCCGACTGGCGATCAACAACTGGCTCGATGACGAGTATTGGAACAATCGTTACCCAGTGGCTCCATGGATGCGAGCGTTGGAGAGGCTTGTGCGAACACCGCTCAAGTTTGGAGAAGAGCCCGCTGGCACAACCCTGGATATGGCTGCTCAGATGGCAAGCATCATGGGCGTCCCCGCATCGGGAGCGTTTAGGCGTCTGTCCCTGATCGGCGACGAGATCGCAGGAGAACTAGAGAGCGAGAGCACCTACGACTTCTTCCGTGGTGCCGTCACAGGCCAGCGGAGCGACCTGCAACGGCTGAGTCAGTAGCCCGGACTAGGTCCGGGCGGGTTGTGATCGAAGGTCGATGACGGTCGAAGCCTTCTTTTCGTGGCGGGCGATTTCCTGACATCCCTCGATGCCGTAGTGGAGTATGCCCCCGTATCCGTTGACTCCTGGCAAGAAGCTGTCGGGCTTACCGTCCATCTGACGCGGCGGTCCATCCTGCTGGATCTTAGCCGCCATGTCCGCTTCCGACTGGTAGTAGACGGAGTAGGGATCCGAAGCCTTCAGGCCGCTGCGGGCAGCGTTTTCCCACGCTCCGTGTAGCCCGAAGCACCGCCCCCAGTAACCTGGGCCGATGATGATGTAGATGCCCGGACCTTCCGGGCACTCAAAGCTCTCCAGAGCTTTAGGCAGTTGTGCCATGTTGCTTTCCTTGTTGTTAGAGAACAGTCGCCAGGAGCACCATGCCCCTGCGCGACCTCTTCATTATACCACACTCGGCAACTCTGCCGAATGCAAACTTGAACCAAAGATGTAACGAACAGAGTCTTCTGTTGCGCTTCACCGTAAACTCTGGGGTTGCGGCCAACCGTTTTTCTGGCAGACTACGAGCATGGCATCCACCATTACAGCAGCCACCCTGACCGTGACCATCACGGAGGCGATCACCCTCAACGGGTCTGCTCAGGGTGCGACCAACACGGTCGCCGTTGACAACGTCAACGAGATCTCGAAGAGGATCGTGACAGTCACGCACTCTTCTGAGTCTGGGCTGCTTGGGTTTGACTCTTCGAGTTTGTTCTCAACTGGCTATCTAGCGGGCCAGTTCACTGCGGGTGATGTCCGATACATTCGTATCACCAACAAAGACGATACCAACCACGTCACGCTCACATTCCGCAGCGCAGGCAGCCATGAGTTCGCTGTGCTACTCGACAAGGGGCACTCTTACATTGTCTCTTGCGACATGGCTGGAGGCGTTGCTGCCACGATGGATGCTAGCGCCTCTGCACTTAGCATTGCCCTTGCGGATCTAATTGATGTAACGGCCCAGGCGAATACCGCTGCGGTCGATCTTGAAGTGTTTGTTGCGAGCTTATAGCCATGATGAAGAAGACCGGAAAGAAGTCCCCTGCCAAGAAGACCATGCCCGCCAAGATTGCCAAGAAGATGGGCAAGAAGGCAGGCAAGAAGCCCATGAAGAAGATGGGTGGTGGCCGTAGAGGCTACTGATGGCTGCTAAGAAGAAGGGTGCTGGCCTGACTGCCCGTCAGGAAGCCGCCATGAAGCGGCACTCCAAGCACCACACTTCCAAGCACATGAAGGAGATGACCCGGCTGATGAAGTCGGGCTCTACCTTTACTGCCGCTCACAAGAAGGCAATGAAGAAGGTAGGCAAGTAGTCATGGCTGCTAAGAAGGCGAAGTCGCGGGTCAACGAGGCTGGTAACTACACCAAGCCGGGCATGCGTAAGCGTCTTTTCAACAGCATCAAGGCTGGGTCCAAGGGTGGACCTGCTGGCAAGTGGAGTGCTCGCAAGGCACAGATGCTAGCCAAGCGATACAAGGCCGCCGGGGGTGGCTACCGTGGCTAAGAAGAAGTCCCAGAAATCTCTGGAGAACTGGACTGGTCAAAAGTGGCGCACCCGTGACGGCAAGCCTGCCAAGCGCAAGACCAAGAGCGGCAAGACGGTGACTGCACGTTACCTGCCTGACGCTGCCTGGAAGAAACTCACCCCTGCCCAGCAGAGGGCTACGGACGCGAAGAAGCGTGCGGGTTCTCGCAAGGGTAAGGGGGTCGTCTCCAACACCAAACCCGCGAAGAGGGCTAGTCGATCAGCCCGAGGTAAATAATGGCCGGTCCTTACAGAAACAACAAAGTGATGGCGGCAGGTTACTCGACCACCACTTTTTCACCCCCGCTCGATGCCATCTACGTCACAACCTCCCCCGGTGGCGCTGTCACCATGACGGTTAGCGGTTCGAGCGTATCCATACCTGCTGCTCAGTTAGGTGTTGGGACGCTGTTTGAAGTGGGTGACATCTCTCAGGTCAACGCCGTATCAAGCTTTGAGTTTATCGGCCTGCGAGTTCGCAGCAATCAGGGGTCCGCAAACGTGACCAACGACATTAGCGGCTAATGGTCGAGCGCGGCGGAGAGAAGTTCTCAGGCTACAACAAGCCCAAGAGAACACCGGGTCACGGCTCGAAGTCGCACGCTGTGCTGGCTAAAGTCGGTGACAAGGTCAAGCTCATCCGCTTCGGTCAGAAGGGCGTGAGTGGTGCGGGCAAGAACCCGAAGACGGCCAAGGGCAAAGCCCGCCGCAAGTCCTTCAAGGCCCGCCACGCGAAGAACATCGCGAAGGGCAAGATGTCAGCGGCTTACTGGGCCAACCGTGTCAAGTGGTAGCTAGGCACTGCTCTTCGACCGACTGCATAAACTTCATGGTCGCATCCCAGGGATCGACTAGCATTCCTTCAGAGCACAGGTAGTCGAGCAGTGACTTCTGGCACTTGAAGTGCGGGCCAGGATCAAACCACTCGTCTCCGTAGATCGGGGTAGCGATTCTAAGTAGGTGCTGTTCGTGGATCTTCCAGTCTTCGGACCACGCAAGCGCAACCAAGTTCATCCTGACCTTCTTTTTGATACCCGGCACCTTCTGGTTGCCGTGGATGCGGCAGATCGGGCAGTTCTTGGTGCCTCCCAGCTTCAACAAAGTGCCTTCATCGTTAAGCGCGGCGTAACACCAGCCCTGCCTGCCCTGTCGAGACTCTTGAAGCCTGTTGATGAGGCCCATGAGTTGAGGCGAGAACTCTCGGTGATCGTGATCCCTCATTTGCGCTGATCCTCCCAGTAGAATCCCAGCATCTGCCCGTCCTGTCTCAGTCTTGAGATCATGGCTTCCCCTAGGTATTCCACGAACTCATCCTTGGTCATGTTCGACACCAGGATGGTGGGCCTGACCTCTCGGTAGCGGCTGTCGAAGAGGGCGAACAGGCTGTCTGCGGCGTGCTTGCTTTCCTTGTGTCGCCCGACTTCGTCCACGACCAGCAGGCTGGGAGCGGTGTAGGCATCGAACACTTCGCTCTCCATCTCGGTAGCTCCGCTGCCGTAGCAGTTTCGCAGCCGGGTCAGGAACTCGTTGGCCGTGACGTAGCAGGCGCTGTGACCCCTCTTCAGGATCAGGTTGTTGACGATCGAGCACGCGGCGAAGGTCTTGCCGGTGCCTGGGTTGCCGATGAAGATGAGGCTGGAGCCCCTCTCCAGCGCGATCTCGAAATCCTCCAGATACTGGCGAAGTTTGTCTCCGATCTTCTTCATCGCTGGATCTGTGTCGCGCCAGTTCTCCAGGGTTGCATCGAAGTATCGAGGCGGCACCCCGGCCTGGACCAGCAGAAGCTCGTTGACCTGCGACTTCACGGTGTCATCGTCGGTAAGCCATGCGTTGTAGCGGGCTTGTAGTTCCTTCTCCTCCTTCTCGATCTCTTCGTTGCAGCGCGGGCACTTCGTCCAGAAGGCTTGGCACCGTGGGTGCCGGTGAGCCATCAGATCGGACTCGTAGTTGCCGTGCTCGGGGCACTTCTTCAGCCCCGACTCGACCACCCGCCATGCGTTCATGTATTCAGCCTTGTCGCTCTCTTCCATTCTAACGGCCCTCCCTTCCTCTGTAAGCCACTGAAATGCTTGGCACCTCCCCAGACACCCTGGAGAGACAAGTGCCCTTAGAAGTCAATCTCGCCAGCCTCATGGATATGCTCCCGAGGCGGGGCTTTCTGGGGTGCCACCAACTCATCCTCCCAGCATCGCTGGTGGATCCAGGTGGATGGATTCTTGCGGAAGCGCACGTCGGGGGTGGCCGCTACGTAGGCAGCGACGGCCCCCATGGCAGCCTCACGGTCCCGTTTGGTCAGGTTCTTCCAGGCGGTGAGGGCTGTCTTGGTGCTGGTCTTCTTGCCGTAGGCATCCCAGAACTCGTTGAACCCAGTCTCCTCGCGGATCTGCTTGTCGGTCTTCTTGGGCTTCTCATCCTTGGAGGATGGCTCAACGGTCGTGCTTCCAGAGTCCTTCTGTACTGTACTAGTACTAGTAGTACTAGTAGTACTATCACTAGGGGGGGTCTGGGGGGGATGTACGCTTTCAGTAAGTTGACCGTTACGCTTACGGTCACGGTGACGCCTGACGTATTCGGCGTTCATCACCTGCCTCTTGGTTCGACGATGCCGATACATGTTTGGGCGATGCACGATGACCGTGTCGTCGTCAAACGCCGTAATCATCTTCGCCTTCTCAAGTTCGGTCAACGCCTTCTGCACTGACTGGATTCCTAGCCCTGAGATCTCTGAGCAGACTCGGTAGTCCTCGTCTACGACGATCTCACCTTGATCATCGGTCTCCAGAAGAAGGCAGATGAAGAGCCAGCGAGCGGGCACCGAAACGTGGTCACTCCACAGCGGTGAAAGCTGAAGTTGCTTGCCAAGCAGCTTTGTTTGCATTTCCATAAGCATTACACGTAACCGTACATGTATTGCCATGCAAAGGAAAAGGGGCCGAAACTTTGTCTCGCCTGCTAGGGCGATAGGGGGAAGAAGTAGGGAGTGAGGCGCAGTCGCAATCTCTGACCAACCGCAACGCGCACTACAAAGTCTCGGCCCCAGGAATGCTAAAAGTAGTGGCGGCCAGTGGAAGGAAAGCAACCCCAAAAACCACTGACCGCCACCATCATCAAGACCCGGTTATGACAACGGATCCCTCTCGCTCGTAATGCCAATTACTGAACCTCACGATAATTATCAAGAACAACCAGCCATGTCTAGCCCCACTCAAAGATCTCTTCAGTATTGCCGCAAGAACGGATGGACCGCAGGGGTCGTAGAGAAGTGGAACCAGTGGGCAAAGATCCGGCAGGATCTGTTCGGCTGCATCGACATGATCGTCATCGACGACCTCGAACAAGGACCGCTAGCGGTGCAAGCAACGTCCGGTTCCGGCCATGCGGCTCGCCGCAAGAAGTCGATAGCAGAGCCACGACTGAAGCTCTGGCTGGAATCACCAGCACGCTTCGAGATCTGGTCGTGGTCTCAGAGAGGGCCGAAGGGCAAGCGTAAGCTGTGGACCCTTCGGCGAGAGCCGATCATTCTGGCTCAGTTAGAAGATCTTCAACGTCTCCCTGATCAGCCTTCAAAGACAGAGCAAGGAGTTTGATGGTGCTCTTGTTCGGCGTGTGAAGTCCGTACTGGCAGTTGAAGATCGTCCGAACACTCACTCCAGAGTGATCGGCTAGTTGCTCGATAGACGTGAACCCGGCTGCTTGCATCAGCCCGTAGATCCCCTCTTCACGGCTCGTATTTCCATCAGTATGTCTCTTCTTTCCCATGGCATGCAGTGCTCCAGTTTAGTTGTCAGCTTCAACAGGTCTTCCGCTCTCTGCCGATCCTGTTCCGCTGACGGGGACTTCTTGCCCAAGCAAGCATTGCAGTGTCCATTGTAATCGATGCCAACAACGTGTGTGTCGTGACCCTTCTCGCAGAATCGAGTGGGCGTTACATAGATCCTGTATTTCGGAGGTCGTTTGCTGGACATCGTTGATGGGGAAGAATGCGAAGTCTTCTACGTGAGAGGCATCAGGGTAATAAATCATACTACCTCCCAGACAGAGTGAAGCCTACCAGAAGAGCAGCGACGACGTGTGCCGCTGTTCTTCACAAGGCCCATGCGGACTAACTCTGCACGTCTAGACCTCGCACCGCTCGCCGACATCTTATCGCTCATGGCTTGCACAAGCTCAAGATCTGTAAGCGGTCGCAGTTTGAGTGTCTTGAGGACATCGCTTCTGCTTTGGTTCATGCGATACGAACACGGTCCTTGATGACTTGTCTTCGGATCGCTCGCTCTTGCGTAGGCTTGTTGATTCATCCGCTCCACCGCTGCCCTGAGGTCTACGATAGATTCCTCTAGGCCAGCGGGGACAGAATCCAGCAGGGTCTCTCGCCATGCAGAGATGACTGCACCTGCACACTCAAGCACCTCGTCGCGTGCGCTCATGCGCTCGCCTCCTTGATCTTTGCCATGTGCTCTTGACCTGCTTCGCGTAACTCTGTCAGGTCGTCACCTGTGATCTGGCTCGCCTTTACGCGAGCACCCCACGCCTTGAAGGATGGCATGTCCTTCACGTTCTCCAGCGCAGAGAGCGCGTGCTCCTTGAGCGGGAACGCTTCGAGCGCAGGCTTAGGCTTGGGCTTCGGGGCCGGGGCTTCCCGTTCCATCGGGTCGTCCTTGCTCCAGAGCTTCCAGCCCAGACCGAACAGCAACGCCGCTGCCTTGCACATGCCACGCACGAAGGCGTCGCTGATGTCGCGTGCGTCGGGCTGCTGCTTGGCGTTCATGCGGTGATCCATCACCGCGTGCGGGATCAGTTGCGTGGCCTCACCTTCGGGTCCGATGAACCCGATCAGCAGGTAGCACGAACCATCCGGCGCACGGTGAGCGATACTGCCGTCTTCCAGCACAGGCTTGGCATACGGTTGCCATCCCGGCGCGTGCTCGCGCAGGTAGGCAGCGATCCGCGCCCAGTTCACGTAGTCGGCAGCGAAGTTGCCACCGCCCTTCTTGCTTACGTCGTCAGCCTTGACGACATCATCTAGTTTTGGGTAGGTCATGTTGTGTTACCACTCCGGCTTGTGTCGTTGTTTCGCTTGCCACAGGTCAAGGCACGCCTTGAACATGGCAAGCCCACGCTCAAGGTCTTCCTCTTTAACTTGCACGAAAGAGCACACACCAGGATGCGTCCTGCTGATGTAGACGATCGCGCAGTCTTTCTTGTGAGAGGTGGGCGTCTTCAGGTCCACGGCTTGCCGGGTCGCAGCAAGCTGCATCCAATGGCTCTCGTATGTCTTCAGGTTGTCGAAGACATCTTGACCACCGTCTCGCGTCTTGAAGTCGAGCACCCAAGCCTCGCTGTGGAGGTCGGCTTTCGTGCCGTATCCCCACGGGTGGGCTAGCCCCTCCTCTGCGAGCCAAGGGTGCAACGTGGTGGCCGTAGGGCAATGCTCTTCGATCAGGTCAGCCACGCACAGAACGTGTGCGCGATAGAACTTGTCGAACTCCTCGCCTCGATAGTGCTGTTCGATCGCAGCGTGAATGCTAGTGCCCTCTTCGGCAGCCTTCTTCGCTGTATCTCCGGCCTTCTCAAGAACGCGAGATAGCCACGTGCTGTTTGTATCTCCGTTTGTTCTGGCAGTATGGATGGCAGCGATAGCCGCTTGCTCTTGCTTCCAGCGTGTCAGCCCAGGCGCTGCGGCGCAACCAATCACACTAGTCACCCCACACCCCCAGTTGTGAGCGCGGGCGTCGCGTAGCGTGGGCTTTCGCATACCCTTGCCGCTTGCACGCTCGATCAAACCTATCTGGTTACCGTTGCGGTCATACCAGTGACCGCCCTCAGACGGACGTTCTGCTTTAGTTGGCATCGTGTTCCTCCCGATTGAAGCATTCTTCGCAGTAACAAATGGGGCCGGTGCATTTGCCGGCATCGTTAGTTGGCATCTTCATTCTCCCATCGCTGAATCGTTTTGATGAATAGCTCCACGCCATTCATGTGATGCACCGCTTGCTCGATGTGGCTCTCCAGAATGGTGGCCGAGCGCAGCGCGTAGATGTTACTGACGTACGGCTCGTCGCCGTTGACGACCTTGGTCGTCGCGATCTCTGCGAATCTCCTTATGAGTTGCAGAAGTTTCTTGAGCATTGCTTGGACCTCGTCAGACCTTTCCCTTAGCTCAGAATGGGATGGTGTCGTCCGTGAAATCGTCATCGGTTGCTTCCTGTCCTTGGTTGTTGAATGAAACCAGCGCCTGCTGGATTTGGTCAGTGAAGTCGCGGCCCGTGTAGACCGTTCCTTCGTCGTCGATGCGTCCGTAGTAGGTGTTCTCCTTGTAGGGACCGCCGTCCGTGATGCTGACGTGTCCAGGGTTCTTTGAGCGTGGACCGTTCAAAGACACCTCGATGCCGTCAGCGATCTGGAGCTTGCGCTTGCCCTTACCGGGCATGACCTCCAACATTCGGACGATGTTGGTGAGGCCCAGAGCCAGCGGCTCGCGCTGTTCGCGAGGCTCTTCGCTAGCCATCTTGTGTATCCACGCAGCCTGCTTGTCAGACAGACCGTATCGGTGGTGCTTTTCGAGAAGCTCCCGTGCGAACTTGCTGAGGTTGCCTCGCGCAACAAGTTCGGCTGCCGCTTCGTCGAGCGTCTCGAAGTTAGAGGTGAACGTGATCTCTTCGCCACGTGCCGTGACGGTGTATTCCTTTGCCATAGTCAAGTAATCCTACCGGCAGTGTTGCCGGGTTCAAGGTAAAAAGGGGGAAGCTCACGCGACGAGCGCGAGCAACGCGAAGCCGATTAGAATCAGCGCCGCCCCAAGGTCGTACTTGTCGATGCCGCGTCGTTGCGTCACGGCTTGCTCCTCAGATGCTGCTGCACCTTGTGCCAGTAGCCAAGCGTGGCTTTCTTGCGGTAGCCCTTCGGCCCGCCGTTGTGGCATCGTGCGATGCGCTCGCAATCTCCAAGCGTAGCCGTGCCTGCATCCAGCCGCGCCGCCTGCGAGCGGCAGTAGCGCCGCATGTATGTGCGGATTACCTGCTCGGAGTAGTCCAAATCTGTTAAGCACTGCGCGTAATTGGACAGGCTGCGGTTACGCTCGGCAGCGTCAGCGTGGTATGCACGCCAGATCTGGTAGGGGCCGAGCGCGTTGCCGCTGTCCCCCCTGGCACCCCGTCCTTGGTTCGGGCGTCCGCCCGTCTCGACTTGACGTATCGCGTCGAGCGCGTCACGCCATCCGTATTGTGCGCTGGCAGCGGGTGCCAGCACTAGAATCGCTGCGAGTATTTGTCGTCTCATGTGTGTGTGTGTGTGTGTGTGTGTTCATTTCGCACGCTGCCACGCGGCGTCGAATGCTTCTTGCCATGCTCCGCCCATCGCCGTAGCCATGTTGCGTAGCTTCTCGATTTGCCTCATACCGCTACGCCATGCACGCTGGTCGTCGCTGTATTCATAGCGCCAGTCTGCGTAGCGTAGCGCCTTCTCGAACTCCTCGAACGTCATCGGTTCATCGGTGCTCATTCGTCACCTCCTTGTGCGTTTGTTTGGTTTTGGTCGATAGCTTGGAGCCACGATCCGAAACGCCACGCCACGAAGAAGGACGCGACGACGGCAGCGATGATTGAAAAGCTCATCACGGCGTCACCTCCTTCTCTTCATAAACAAGAATGCCACGCGCTCCAGACTTCAGGTATACGCAAGCCTCACGCCGCAGTATCAACAAACGCACCTGCTCGCGATCCTTGTCGGACCTACTCGAAGCGTCTACTGGGTAGTGTTTCGAGTAAGCATCTGCGAATACCTTAGCGTCCTCCCTGGACCAGCCGCTGTAAATGCCAAACGCCAGAGCCTCAGAGTGGCTCATGTTGACGCCAAACTCGTCCCGATCCAGGGCACCCCATGACTTAGCCTTATGGGGAATGGTTATGGTGTAGAAGGTCATGCTTTCACCTCTTCTTGAAGTCGTGCGGCGCGCTCGGACCTTGCGGCGGCTCGCGTGTTGAAGTTGGCGACGACACGCTCTGTGCCGTCGTCGATCTCGACGACATCCCACGACCACGGGCAGGTCTTACCCGGTATGGTGTCGCCATCGTCACATTTGCGGACGATGTATCGCATTGCTTTCTCCTTTGCATATTTGCGGTGAATCACGGCGTCACCTCCTTGACTGCGATCAGTGCCGAGCCGAGGCGCGGGATCACGTAGCCGTCGAGGGTCCAGCCGTGGCTGTCCTTGCCGCTGATCAGGATGCCGTCAGCATCCTCAGTCGCGGTGTAGTTGGAGGGGAGATAGTCTCGCACGGTGTCGAGCGAGGCTCCTAGCCCGCCGAGAACGCGGGCCTGTCGGATGTCTGTCATTGCTTTCCTTGGTTTGTGCCGGGGACTAGCCCCGGTCGTGGTGAGGGATGTGGTTCTGGTATTCGTATTCGTTGCTGCGCTCGCGCTCCCATTCCTTTGTGCCGTCGAGGCAGTCTGGGCAGAGCACCTCGCCCTTGTAGAGCGTAAGCGTTTCCAGGGAGCACTCGGGAGAGTCTTCCCAGCAGGCGTTGTTCTCGCACCGCTCGCCGTGTTCGGAGAGGATCTCGGCGCGGACGGCGTCGCGGCGTCGCTGCTCGGCGTCGTGCTCGGCACGGCGGCGCAGCACGTCAGGCAGCAGAGTGTAATCGATGTCCTGCAACATGCCCATCCAATTGCGAACCTCGCCGCTGCTCGGCTGCAAGTCGCCGCTGCGGATGCGTTCGCACATCGATGCGAGCATGCCAGGGTAGCGATCCCACACGGTGTCGTAAGGACCGTGTTCGGAGAGACGTTGCGCCACCTTAGGCGCGTAGTCCAGGAGAGTTTGGTAGTTCATTTCCTTTTCAGTTGTTGCGTGCGGAGCCAGCACGCTAGGCAATGGATGCCGGGGGAAAGACGCGCCCCCCGGCGAGCGGACTAGTTGCGACGGTCCAGCAGATCGAGCATCGCCTGCTGTCCGATGCGAGCACCTTCGCCAAGCATGTTAGCCTTGGCACGGGTGCGGTCGTGCCCACGATCGTGCGAGCACCAGTACGTCACGGCCTGAAGAATGCCGTATCGCGTGCCGGGTGCAGCAGCGGGTGCGTATTCATACGCCCACGCGATGCGGTCGCGGGTGTTCTGGACACGGGCGATGGTGCGCTCCGTGACTCTGCCAAGCTCCTGGTCTACCTTGGCGGGTAGCGGTGCGATGCTGTCAAGCATAGCTCGCAGGTCCGTGAAGTCGGCGCGTTGCTTGTCGAGGTGCTTGAGCATCTCGATGTTGTGGCGGAACCGCTCGGCACTAGCCATGATCTGCTTGACCACGTCGTCAAATCGTAGCTTGACGCGGCTGGTGTGACGGATGCGGTGTCCGTTCTTAGTAGTGGCGCGGCCAATGGCTCGCCACTGGTTCTTGCAGAACACGTTGTAGTTAAAGTCGCAGATCTGCAACGTCGTCTTGCCTACGTATCCGTCCATCATCGTGAGACGGTTCTGGATCTCGTGTCCCGGTCGAATCTCTGCGCGACCCTGCGCGGATCGGCCCTGCAACCAGACGATCTGCCCGTTGTCAAACTCGCCGCAGGAGAGGTCCGTGAGAACCCCGCGAGCGCGTAGCTCGTCGAACAGATCGACCTTCGCACGGTTGGAGATCACATCCGCATTGGCTCCGATGCTGCCCAAGGCAGCGCCGTCGTCGCTACGGTATACGATCTGAGCCACGCCCTCGGTGCTCTGCATGGTGCCCGTCTGGTCCCGGTAGAAACCGGGCGTCTTCACAGGCTCCCACGAGCGGAGCATAGAGAGAGGATCGTTTGAGAGAATTGGCGTTACGGTCGTCATATCTAAACCTTGATAGGTATCAGTCGGGAACCTAGCAACATTGCTAGGGATGTTGGGCACGTTGCCCCGCTGGAACCCCGTAGGATGCCAGCGGCGCAGAGCGCCTACTCCAAATCTGTGGGGTGAAATCCGGAGGTCATCAGTTCGTGGAAGGTCATCTCCTCGCGCCCTTCCTCCTGCGCGAATTGCGATTCCCATCGCACTATCTCTGCTTCCGAGCAAAGGAACGGGCCATAGCCTTCTTCGTCGAGGCGTTGCCACGTATGATGGCTAAAATGCCAGTAGACGTTGGGCGAATTGCTCGCGCCGATGTACCGCTTGTCGGTATTCATGACGCGATCTAGATCTTCGGTTCGGATGATATCCATCGTTGCTCCTATCGGGGTTGCGGCGAGCGTTAGCCCGCCATGGTGAGAGATTGAGACGCGACCACGAATCCGCTGTTATCGCGTCGTGCTTTGCCCTTGGCCTTGAGCCCGACGACGAATCCGCCGACAGGATCGAGGAAGCGTAGATCGTGCTTATCGCCGTCTACTACCGGGAAGCCTTCCCAGTATTCCGGCAAGGCCTTCTGGAACACTACGGCGACGTTGTGCCCAGCGGCGAGCACCGCTAGCGATGCTGGCTCGTTAGTCTCGCTACGTGAGAACGTGAGCGAGTAATTGGCGGGCCAGTCGGCGCGACGTTGCCGCAGCATGCGCTTGTCCGATTTGGTGTAATCGTAGAAACGCACGTTGGGAAACTCCGCGAAGATCTCCGGCGCGATACGTTCGAACGGCAAGTCACTTGTTCCGTTCAAGCGCACGGCTGGCCTCAGCCCGTGCCGTTGTGCGCGGCGCACGTGCGCTTGTATTTCCTTGCGTAGCTTGGCGAGGAATGCGGGCCGATCGTTCGCGAACATCCGGCTACGCGCTATCCGCGCCTGCTGGATCGCGTTCGTCGTCTCGCCCTTCTTGATAATGCCACCGCGCCCGGCGGTATTGAGACACGCCGCTACGCACGCGGGCGAAGCCCACGGGCAGAGGTTTCCAACACCGGCTAGTGTAGCCGGTGCAAGGTGCATGATCGCGGTTAGGTATCCCAACCCGTTGCCCTTCTCGGTTTTCGGGTTGCCTATGGTCAATAGGTCCATGGTTGCTATTCCTTATGTTTGGCGTAGGCAGAATTGCCTCGCGAGAACCCCGTGGGATGCTCGCGGCGCAATGCGCCGGTCTATTGTCCGTCGTGATACCCTTGGATATCTAGCGGGCGGAGTAAGACGCCAGGACCGTCTACAATTTCTCGTTGTAGATCTGTGATACCTTCCCATGCGTCTACCCAAAAGCAGCCTTGGTCCGGCAAGTTTGTGGCAGGACGCAGAACGGTTCCTGCGGGTATGGTGGGCCGTAGCTCGCCATGGGTAGGCCACGGAACGAGATAGACCGTCACAGGACGGTCAAGCGTGATAGGTTTGGTGCTCATTCGTCGCCCCCTTGTGTAGCTATCGTGCATTACTTGACGTACTCCACGCATGCAGCGTTGTCCTGGTCATAGAGGACGCGGCCTTGAATCATGCTTTCGACATTGTAGACGACGGCGTCAAGCACCTCGTTCGCAGCGTCCAGGATGGGAGATAGATCGGATGATTCCGATGGAACGTCGATCTCGTATGAGATGCGGACTAACATATGTTTCCTCTTTTGTTGGCGAATAGGGTTTGGGCTATCGCAACGTGCAATGTCCCAAGCATAGCCGCCAACTATGCTGCCCGTCCGCTGAGTACACCTTGCCGCCATCGGGGCAAGGAACGGATCGGCTACGCTAGGCTGCGCTCTAAAGCGCCCTTCTCGCGTCTGTATCTACGTGGTGCGGCCCGTTTGGGGCTCTGACCTTTCGGCCGCGACTATCTCCCCAATTGCTTGGGATGCGGAACACCGCGCCGGGCCTTTGCCCGTTGCGATACGTTTGGAGCAACCTAACCAAGCACCCGTTGCGGCGTCCTACTTTGCCCAAGCGCTCGCCCGATGGCTCCAATACCCGTAGGCAAAGGAGGAATAATCGGATCAGGCGTTGGGTGGTTTCGTTCACCCTTGATGCTACCGGCGATTGGCCGGTTGCTCGATCAACCCTAGTTTTCAAAGAAGCTTCGCCGATCCGGCCGCCATCGCGAACCGTCATCGGCAACGTTGCCTAGTTTGGCATCTGTATATCGTCCGATCAAGGCTGCGGATTTAGTTTACGGTAAGAAATCTTGTAGGCTTTACTGTAAGTATATATGTGGGCGTGAGTTAAGGATCGCAAAATATTTCGCGGCTAGCTACAATCGGCAGCATGGATACGCAGCAGCGCAAGCCAGGACGGCCGCTAAGCCCTTTACCCCGCGCCGTATGTGACCGGTTCCTTGAATGGCTTGCGGCGGGCCGTACGCTACGCGCTTTCGCTAGAGCGGAAGGGATTTGCGAATCGGTACTTTATCGGTGGGCCGAAAAAGACGAAGGGTTTCGGCGTGACGTATTGGAAGCGAGGACCATCGGGCACGATAGCTTGGCTGCTGAGATGCTCGACATCGCCGATTCCGCCACACCGGAAACGGTGAACGTGGACCGGTTGCGCTTGGACGCAAGACGCTGGCTCCTGTCGCGGTGGAGCCCAGAGCGTTACGGTGAAGCGAAAGGGGGCAACGAGTCCGGCGCTACCGTAGTGGTGGTAACAGGCGTGCCGAGAGAAACGACCCCCACCCCAGGGCGGTCACCGCTGGCGCACGCACGCGGCGGGGGAGAGGAACACAACACCTCCAACACACAAACCCCCTCCAAACCTCGCGTTACCGTAGAAATCGACCCCCCGTCTCCCGACGACCCCCTCACAGACAACGGTTAATACCGCCCACCCCATTTTTTTTGGGTGGGCTTACTGTAAGGCTTTATTTTTCGACCTCCTTTCAGGAGGTAATGTAGATGTCTAAGAGCGTAAATCTATCTTTGGACTACGAGCCGCGAGATTGGCAGCGGATGTGCCACATCAACAAGGCTAGGTTCACGGTCTTGGCCTTGCACAGGCGGGCTGGGAAGACGGAGCTTGCGCTCATGGAACTGCTAGACTGCGCCATGTCCTGCAAGCAGGATCTCGGAACGTTCTTTTACGTCGCGCCGCAACTCAAGCAGGCCAAGGCTATTGCCTGGAACAGGCTCAAGCAGCGCGTAGAGGGGCTTGTGGCGCAGGGTGCTGCGGTCATTCAAGAAGGCGAGCTTGCGGTCAAGTTCAAGCACAACAAGGCCATCATCAAGATCTACGGAGCGGACAATCCAGACGCTATGCGGGGCGTCAGGCTCGACGGCGTGGTCTTGGACGAGGTGGCCCAGATGAAGCCAGAGGTCTGGCACGAGATCATCCAGCCTGCGCTCGCAGACCGGCTTGGTTGGGCGCTGTTTATTGGCACCCCGCAGGGCATCAACCTGTTCTCAGAACTGTTCTACAGGGCTTCTGCGTCCATGAAGACGCCCGGATCGTCCTGGTATGCGGCTAGGTTTACCTGCCAAGACACAGATGCTCTGCCCTCTACAGAGATCGACCGGATGAGGCAGGAGATGAGCGAAACCGCGTTTTCGCGTGAGATGCTCTGTGACTTCTCAGCCGCTGGCGACGACCAATTGATCAGCCTGGACGTGGCTGAGGTGGCTTCAAAACGGATCTATCAGGCGCACGACCTCATCGCTGCTCCCCGAGTCATGGGCGTAGACCCAGCCCGGTTCGGTGACGACCGTAGCGTCATTATGAAGCGGCAAGGCCCACAGGCTTTTCCCGCTTTGGTCTACCGAGGCGTAGACAACATGCAGTTAGCAGACCTCGTTGCACAAGCGATCGGGGACTGGCACCCAGATGCGACGTTTATTGACAGCGGGGCGGGCGCTGGGGTCATCGACCGTCTCAAGCAACTGGGTTATCACATCATCGAAGTGCCATTCGGGGGTCGCGCCAACCGTCACACCTTGCATGTCAACCGTCGAACCGAGATGTGGTTCGAGATGCGTGACTGGCTACAGGGCGGTGGTGCGATCCCTGACTCATTGTCGCTGAAACAAGAACTCGCGACGCCAACCTACAGCTTCGACACCTCTGGTAGACGTGTGCTAGAGTCGAAGGACCAGATCAAGAAAAGGCTCCAGAATGCGGGGAGCCCCGACCTTGCGGATGCGCTGGCGCTGACGTTTGCTAGCCCAATCCAGAAGTCAATCGACCGCTACGAGATGGCCCGTGCAGGCAGCAAAAGAGACCGAAACGGCTGGGACAGAGACCCTTACGACAACATCTGATTTAGAAATTGCTCCGATTACGCTAGAGGTATTGATCCAAGACGGCTACTACCTTTTCGAGCAACATTGCCAAGAGCTTGATGGCAAAGAGTTTGCGCTAGATCTCGATAGATACAAAGTTCTAGAGCACAAGCAAAGTCTTATGTGCATAGGGGTTTACCTCAACAAGCACATGATCGGATACAGCACTACAATCCTGTATCGGCACGGCCACCACGATACGATTATTGCTTCTAGCGACAGCCTTTATATCGATCCGAACTTCCGTCGAGGCGTGGGTCTGAAACTCATGCGGCAGACCGAAAAACACGCCCAAGAATGTGGCGTAGACTGTATGGTGTGGTCCGCCAAGCCAGGGTCAACCATGGATCTAATTCTAGCAGCAAGGCGCAACTGTCAACTCGCTGAGAACCACTACAAAATTACCTTCGATGGGCAACACGACTAACTCGTTTTTGGGAGGCATCGGCGAAAGTTATCTAGGATCTTCGCCGCAATCTCAGAGGGGTCGTGGATCAGCGCAGGCCACTAACGCATCTGTAGGTCGAGGAGGCAATTCTAGTCAAACTAGCAACATGTTGCAGATTTCTAGAAACAGACAGCAGCAACGCATGTCTCGGTCAGGAATGGCCGGAGCAATGGCTCAACAAAACAACACATACCCAACGTTTCGTGGCCGTGATCGAAGCAATTTGGGCGATCTATATGGCGACAAACAAAGCACTTTTGATGACCGAGAAAGGAATCGCCTAAATACATTTTTAGCCCGTGCAGCGATGGCTGGAATGGCTAGCCGAAGTCCGTTCGGCAGAAATCAACAGACATTCGATCGTTTGATGGCTAAAGCTAGGCAGTCGTATGATTCATACTACGACAACCCTACTAGCAGTTTTGACCGATAGGTAATTGTAATGGCCCAAATAGCATTCGCAGCGTTTCTTGCAGCAGCTTCAGCGCGGCAACAGCATGTGCAGGGAAGAAAACAAGAGCGTATGCAAACAGAAGCCATGAAAAGGCAAGAGCAAGCTCAAGCAGTTGCTCGTAGTGCAACGGCTAGTGAACGCCTTCGTCAGGATGCAGAGGCTAGGCAGATGCGAAAGCGTAAACCTAACACTGCTGCAATCATGTCTAAGGCACGCCAACGTCGCATGGCTGGAGAAACATTCCTCAGTAACCAGCAGGGCATGAGCATGTTGGACAGAACCCGTTACTTGGGTTGAGGCAGATTATGTATCCCAGTTCTCAGGTTTCAATTGGCAATGGCGAGCATAGATCGCTGATTCAACATCTTCGCGCTCGCAAGCAGGCTTTGTGGACAGAACTATCTTCTTGGGAGCCGCACTACCAAGAGTTGAGCAAGTTCTACCTGCCTCGCACTGGACGATTCCTGACTACGGATCGCAACCGTGGCACGAAACGCCACAACAACATCATGGACAGCACCGCTACCAGAGCCTTGCAGGTTCTGGAAGCAGGACTGATGGCAGGTGCAACTAGCCCTGCACGTCCATGGATGCGCTTGTCAGCACCCGACCCTGACCTGAACAACTTTCAGCCTGTCAAAGAATGGCTGCATGAAACGACACACCGCATGTTGCGAGTCTTTGCTCGCAGCAATACCTACAGGGCACTGCCTCGCATCTACAGCGAGTGCGCTCTCTACGGAACAGCGGCTTCGATTGTAGTTTTTGACTTCGACAACGTCATTCACCACCACGTTCTGACGGCAGGTCAATACGCCATCAGCACGGACAACCGTGACCGTGTCGATTGTCTTTATCGAGAGTTCGACATGACTGTCGGGCAAATGGTCAAAGAGTTTGGCCTCAAAAATCTGTCCGTCAGCGTTCAGAATCAGTTTAGAAATGGCAACCTAGACCACTACCGCACGGTCTGTCACGCCATTGAGCCCCGTGCTGATCGCAAGATCAATGGCAAGGGCAACAAGGACATGCCATTCCGCTCCGTTTACTGGGAGCAAGGACGGAGTGGATACGGAGGTGGTAGTTCAAACCAATACTCCGTGCTCAGAGAATCCGGCTTTAACCGGTTCCCGGTCATTGCTCCCCGCTGGTCGGTGTCGGGTCAGGACATCTACGGCAACAGCCCAGGCATGGCGGCCCTGGGTGACGTGAAGCAACTGCAACACGAACAACGTCGGAAGGGTCAGATTCTCGACCACCTGACGCAGCCGCCCACTCAAGGACCACCGTTAATGAAAGGCAGTGAAGTTGACACTCTGCCCGGTGGTCACACGGAAGTAGACGGAAACAGTCAAGGTATCCGCCCCTTGTGGCAGATTAACCCTGACTTGCAGGGTCTGCTTTTTGACATCCAAGATGTTAGGCAGCGCATCAACAGTGCCTTCTTTGCAGACTTGTTCTTGATGCTTTCTAGCACCAACAAGAGCATGACGGCTACAGAAGTCGCAGAGCGTCACGAGGAGAAGTTGTTGATGCTCGGCCCTGCGCTAGAACGACTGCACCACGAAGGGCTAGAGCCGCTGATTGACATTACGTTTGACCACATGCTTGAGGCTGGATTGGTCCCGCCAATACCAGAAGAACTAGGCGGCATGAGACTCCAAGTCGAGTTTGTCAGCACTCTGGCACAGGCTCAAAAGGCAATCGGGGCCAGCACGGACGACAGGTTTGTGGGCATGATCCAAGGCTTGGCACAGTCTCACCCAGAGGCGCTGGACAAGCTCAACCCTGACGCATTCTTGGATGAATACGCTGACAAGCTGGGCATCAACCCCGGTCATGTCCGCTCGAATGAAGAGGTCAAGGAACTGCGCCAGTCACGCGAGGCAGCAATGGCTGCACAGCAACAACTAGACGCGCAATCGCAGCAATCGAACATTGCCAAGAACATCGCAAAGGCAGCATCTGATGCTCCTGCGGATGTCATGGATCAGTTCGCAGGATTTGGAGAGGTCTAATCTGTGGCTCCTGACCGCTCAAAAGCAGGCGGAAACAGGAACCGCTCTGATGTTCTGCTTGATCCACGGGCTAATCGCCGAGTGCATCTATTGCACCACGGCATCAGTAGCACACAGAACGTCGTAGATCAGATCGGCAAGACTCCTGGTCTAATTCCTGATGGCACTATCGTCACCGTCAAACTTGCTGACGACGCAGTCACAGCAGACAAGATTGCGAACAACACGATCACTGCTGCTCAGATCGCCAACACTACGATCACAGAAGCGCAACTAGCAGACACCGCAATCACAGGCGGCAAGATCGCAAACACGACGATCACTGCTACGCAACTTGCTAGCGACGCTGTCACCACGGCCAAGATTAATGCTGGTGCAGTCACAACAACGGAACTAGGCGCAGATGCTGTAGACGGCACTAAGATCGCCGACGACGCTATCGGGAGCGAGCACATTGCAGACGATGCGGTGACCAATGCCCACATGGCAGACAATGCCGTGACTACGGCTGTAATTCGCGACGGTGCTGTAACCACCGCCAAGCTTGCCACTGGCGCGGTGAACGCAGAGGCGATCGGCAACGGTGCAGTTGAAACAAGCGCGATCGCTGACGGCTCGATTACGTCGGCCAAACTAGCCGACACCGTCATCTTGCGGGCAGATCGACAGGTAGGCGACCCGTATGCGAGCCTGTCAACGACATCGTTGACGCAATACTACTCGTTTACGATACCGGGCGGCACGCTGGCAACGCGCACTGTTCGCGTCCACGCGCATGGCACGATGAAGAACAACAGTGGCAGTTCGCAGAACTTCCGGCACGTTGTGCGACTTGCAGGCGTGGACATGCACGAGGCCGCTGGCAGCATCGCTAACGACGCCGACCAGATCGTTTGGATCATGCGGATGGACCTGAGCTTCCGCGCAGCAGGTGCTCAGTTTTTGAGCGGCGAGTGGCGAGTTAGTTCGGCGAGCACGTCTGCGGACGGTATCTCGAATATCTTTGGCATGCACCGCGATGGCACTTGGGGCAACAACGCCGTGGCGCAGACCGACAGCGGCGACTTGGCCTTGACGTTCCATCAAAAATGGGACACCTCAACAACTAATAGCGAATACAAGGTCTACGCAATCAACGTCGAATATGTATAACCATCAGAACTACCATGGCCCACAATGACGACCTTGAACCCGACAACTCCACCAAGCAAACCTTTATCGTGAAAGACGAAAAGGCAGCATTGCGGATGAAGCGCGAGGAGACTCGCGAAGCAGCGGCACGATACAAAGCAATCGTGGCCCGCGAAAAAGCCGAGAAGGACGCAGATCGTCAGATGCGTCGTGAAGAAATCCAACTTGAACTAGCCAAGATGCGGATCGCAACTTCGGCCAGTGAAAAGGCGCGGACGAATCTTGCGCTGACAACGCCTGCAATCTTAGTACTTTTGATTGGCGGCTTTATTGCCATGCTAGGCATGGGCACAATCCCTGATGAGTCTGTGTCGGTCGCATCAGCCCTGCTGACTCTGCTGGTCACAGGTTTGATGGCTAATTTGCGAAGCATTATCTCAGAGGGTAAACCTAACGAAGAACCCAACGGCAACGGCAACGGTCACGATGATCCAAAACCCAAGCCACCTGTGAAGAAACCTGATACTCCTAAAAAGCCATGAAGAGATTGAGCTTGCTAGCAGCCCTACTGCTGCTGTCTGCCTGCGAAGGCATTAGCGTTGCGGACGCCTACGTGGCCGCAGACAAGGCTACCTACGAGGCGATTGCGCCCGAATACCGTGCATACGTAGAGGCTGACGAGGGGCTCGACGCTCCCTCCAAAGCATCTCGCATGCGTCTTCTGAAAAGCTGGGAAATGCGTATTAACGCCAACAAGACTGACAAATGAGTGATATTGACGTAAGTGCCTTGGTGGACTCACTTAAGGAATCTATTACCGCGCCTGAAAAGCAAGAGATCGTAGAGGCTATTGCTGCCGATGCGGGCCGACTGGCGACCTTGTCGTTCACAGATCCAGAGGCAGCGGCTGCCGAAGTCCTGATCGTGAAGGCAACTATGGCAAATCTTGGTCAGGCAGAAGCTGCGACTGCTGTCAAAAAGATGACGGAATGGGTCACCGAAACCGCAAGTCGATTTGTCAGCAAGGTAATGCCCGTCTAACGGGCACCCTTTCGCCTAACCCTTTTGTTTGGACGGGTTTACTAGCGGGCTGCATTACCTTCTGGGTTTGGGTGGTGCGCCTGCTTTTCGGTTAATGGGCAACCGAATGCGCCGCAGCGTAAAAAATACGCTTTCTCTCTAGCGTATTTTGCTATCTTGCCTGCGTGCGCCAACACGCAATTTCGGATGAGTTAATTGAGCAGGATGCGGCAGACAGATCTGACCGCATTCAAGCTCGTATTAACCAGCATCGCGAAGACATGCGTTGGCTCATGGGGTCGCAGTCTGGCCGACGCATCGTGTGGCAATGGCTACGCGAGATGCGCTTTTTTATGCCGGTGATTGACACCAACGGCCTAGCGCAAAGCCACAAGGCTGGAGCGCAAGCCGTAGGCACCAAGATCGCAGACGATCTGCTGGAGGCGTGCCCCGATCAGTTCACCTTGATGATCAAGGAATCCCATGACAGAAACCGAAGCACAAACTCCCGAAACTAATAACGAAGGACAAGTTGCTGAATCTTTGCTGACGGGCGGTGACGCCGAGCAGCAACCACAAGAGCAGCAGCCGCAGGAAACTCCTGTTCAGCAGGAGCAACCGGCGGAAACCAGTCAGCCAGAAGGTGCGCCCGAATCATACGAGTTCCAAGCTATTGAAGGCTCGGACCTCGCTGTTGATTCGGCTCCGGTGCAAGCATTTTCTGAGGTGGCTAAAGACCTCAATCTCACTCAAGAACAAGCTCAGTCAGTGCTCGACAAAGTTGCCCCGGCACTGGCGCAGCAAAACGAAGACTACATCAACGATCTTCGTACGCAGTGGGTTGAGCAAGTCGAACTCGATTCAGAGATCGGCGGAGACAATCTCCAAGAGAACCTGGGTAAGGCCATCCGTGTGCTCGACACATATGGAACTCCTGAGTTTAAGACGCTGCTTGGGCAAACAGGTCTCGGCGATAACCCGGAGATGATCCGGTTCCTCGTCAGGACGCACCAAGATATCGGTGAGGATCGTTTCCTTACTGGTAGCCAAACGGACAAAGAGCAGCCGTTCTCTGCCCGAGATTTCTACAACAACTCAAAGATGAACTGAGGAGTTCTTAAATGACTACCGTTAGTGCAACTACGCACCCTACGCTGCTGGACTACACCAAGCGGCAAGATCCTGACAAGAGCATCGCGACGATCGTCGAAACTCTTGCTCAGACCAACGAAGTGCTCGAAGACATGGTCCACCTTGAGGGGAACATGGAGACGGGACACCGCACTACAATCCGCTCGGGCCTTCCCGCTCCGACGTGGCGTAAGCTCTACGGCGGCGTCCAGCCGACTAAGAGTGAAACCATTCAGGTCACGGACACCATCGGCATGATGGAAGCCTACGCCGAGGTTGACAAGCAACTTGCTGACCTGAACGGCAACACGGCTGCGTTCCGCATGTCAGAAGACATGGCCCACATTGAGGGCATGAACCAAGAGTTTACCAAGACGCTGTTCTACGGCGACGAAGGCACGGATGTCGAAGAGTTCACGGGATTCCGTGCGCGGTTTAACGACAAGAACGCTGATGTTGGCAACAACATTCTAAGTGGCGCTGACTTTGGCGGTGCTGCTGTTGATGGCAACGATAATGCTAGCCTTTACTTGATTGTTTGGGGTCCAAACACCTGTCACGGCATTTACTCCAAGGGCAGCCAGATGGGCTTGTCTAAGGAAGACAAGGGTCAAGTGACTATTGAAGATGTCAATGGCAACGGCACTGGCGGTCGCATGGAAGCCTACCGCACCCACTACAAGTGGTGCTGTGGCCTGAGTGTTCGCGACTGGCGTTACATCGTGCGTATCCAATTCGCAGTAGGTGACTTGGCGCTTGACGGCACCAACCGTTACAACTTCGACTTGGTCGAGGCGATGTCGGACGCTTGCGAACTGGTGCCCAGCTTGAGCATGGGTCGTGCGTCGTTCTACTGCAACCGTAAGACGAAGCAGTACTTGCGTCGCATTATGGTTGACAAGGTCAAGCAATCGACGCTTGGCATGGACGAGATCGGTGGCCGTAGCCAACTGGTTCTCGATGGCATTCCAATCCGCAAGGTTGACGCGCTTCTCGAAGACGAGTCCGCGATCGCCAACATCTAATAGGAGGACACACAGATGTTTATTGATTCAACTTTAGAGTTCTGCGACAGCGTAACGCTTTCTGGAACTGGCATTGAAGAGAAGAAAGGCAATGTCCTTGATCTCAGCGACACGACTGACAACGCCCTTAAGGATTTGGGCTCTGGCGAGCCAATTTACTTGGTGCTAAACGTGACCACTGCTTTTGCAAGTGGAACCAGCGTTCGCATTGATTTGCGATCAGGCAGTAACGCTGACTTGGAAAGTAGTTCCCCGGTCATTCACTGGACGACTGGAGTTGTTGCCGCAGCAAACTACGGAACCCTTACTGGGATGACCATAGTGCAGCTTCCAACCCGCCCAAACGACTACAAGGAAAACGTAGGCATTCACGTTACCACTGTCGGTGCAGTGACTGGCGGTGTTGCGGATGCGTTCCTTACTAAGGACGTTCCAAACTGGCAAGGTTCGGCAACCCGTGTCCCGGCTACTGACCCCGCTAACTAATGCGAGTTAG